GACTACTTTACCTTGCTTTTGCCTGTATCCTTTGGAAAAAACTGGTATAGCAAGGTGTATGCCGGACATTCTCTTAGACCAAAACCGAAAGCAAATAGAGAACCAGCAACAAGAATCATTGCGAAGAAGCGAACCGGGAGAAGAGCCTTCTTCAATGTGTGAGCCTTCTGTACCTCCTTACTCCTTTTCCCCGCTCCGGCGGGGATTTCATCTGTACTCAACATAAATGATCACGCACCCGGAAGGGCGTCGTTCCCGCCGGACTTCACGGAGACGTGGCGGAACTAGGCGATCTGTTTGTCCCTGTCGCTAGACCCACTTTGCGCGCGCACCAGTTCGATGTGCCCTTCCCATTTGGCCTTGTAGTCCCTGAGTTCCTCTACCTTTTTTTCAAGCTCTTTGATTCGTTGGTTGAGAGCCCGCATATCCTGCTCGGGATGGCAGGGTTGAGGAGAAGGGCATGGTTTTTCGCCCGGAATGAGAAGTATTCCTCCGGCTTTATCAATAGCTCCGCAAAGGACGGAGTTAAGACTACGTTTTCCTGTGATCCAGCCCCAAAAAGTGACGTTGTTCACGCCGAGAGCTTCCGCAGCCGCAGACTTATTTCCTCCATACTCTTCAAGTACTTTGGAAAAAAGTTTTTGAATGTCGTTTTCTATTCCCATACGATATGTTCCATCCAAAAAATTAGCTTCTGTCAATTCGCGTTCGGATAAAATAGCTTGATGTTTTCTTTAGCGTTCGCTAATAAGGAGCACATGAAGACAATCGCCACAGAAATCAGAGAGTTTTTGGACCAGACCGGGCTCCCCCAGAGCAGGCTTTCTGCCGAGTCTGGGGTCCCCGCGTCTACAATATGCAACCTTTTGAAGGGGAAGCGACAGCATCTGTTGGGACCGAACCAAGACAATATCCGTGCCGCAATGTCTCGCCTTTCTCTCACCGCCGCCCCCAGCACTCCCAGCGAACCCGAAGAGGAGGCGTTGGTATGAAATGCCCCAGTTGCGGAGCCCCCGGCATGAAACGGACGTTCAACGCCACACATGATCCGGAGCGCTTCTACCTGTGCAAGGAGTGCGGGCACATCTTGTCTCGTGCCAAAGAGCCTTGGTCCGGCAAGGATCAGCGGTTTTTCGTAATGGCAAGCCTTGCCGAGCAGAACCGCCTTCTTGAGGAAATTCGGGACGCGCTCAAGGAACGCGCCCCGGTGGGGGAGGCTAGCTCCAATCCGCCTTCTCAAGGAGTGGCCTCGCTGGTCCATCGCCTGCGGGTATTGATGTGCCGTGCCCGCAAGCCAGCCTCCCCCAACACTCCCACCGCACCCGAAGAGGCAAGCCATGAACTGGCCTGAAGCCATTGTCGTTATCGCTAGTATCGCAGGGATTTGTTTTATCCTCTGGTGCTACCTCAGAAGCGAATAGCCCCTCCGCGCACCGCCGAGCCACGGCTTCTGGAGTCGGGTACTCCGCGACGCGGTATGCCCGCCAGTGCGGGCGCGGCTGGCCGGGGATCAGGATACGGACGCGCCAGACGGGGCCGCGCAGTGTGATGAGCAGATGGACTGTAGTACAGGCATGGGGTCCGAACCTTTTTCAGCCATCTTATCGGAACGCAACAGGCCGTAAAGTTGAAAACTTCAGAGGAAAAGCAGGATGGCCGACTACAAGAACATGACTGCAATCGAGGCGCTTCGGGAAGCCAAGGACGCCAGCGGCATGACCGCCGAAAGCATAGCGCAGGGAGTGGGCATCACCGCGACGCATTTGCGCCGCTATCTTGATCCCAATGACAACTATGCGCCGAGCCTGCACATCATCCCCGGTTTGTGCAGGGTGATGCGGAATACAATCCTCCTCCAGTGGCTTGAAGCGCAGCTTGTAGCTGATGACACTCCGGTGACGCCTGCCGCGACGCGGGCGGACGTGCTGACGGCGGTGGCGCGTGCGGGTTCGGCCCTTGGCGAGGTGCAGCGGATCGTCGCCGAGGCGCAGGTGCTTTATCCGAGTACGGCGCGGGAGATCCGTTCCGGGCTTGGGGACGTGATCGCGGCGTGCCGGAGCGCGCAGGCGGGGCTGCAACCACTGGCGGAACGTCGGGATCGGGATGTGGCGCTGGCCAGCCTGTCGGACGGAGAGCAGGCGCCACCGGTGGCGATGCCCGAGCCACTGACGGGAGAGTGCCGCAAGCCGTGGTGGAAGGTGTGGAGGTAATGATGAGCGTCGTACCGAAAAATCCGTACGAAAATACTTCGCATGGAACGCGCTGTTTCCGGGCAGGGAAAAAAGAACTGGGATAACCTCTCTTCAAAAAGAAGGAGGAGGAGCCGATGAGCGGGCTGCGAATTTTTCAGAACAGGGAGTTTGGGGCCGTGCGCGTGATCGAGTACGGAGGCGAGCCGTGGTTTGTGGCGCGGGATGTATGCGCCGTCCTCGGAACGGAGACGCGGGATCTGCCGGACATTCTGGAGCACGACGAGCAACGCCCTATTGTCGATATTATCCACACTCTGAATGATTCCACAGGATTGCGACGCGATAGCCGTATCATTTCAGAACCGGGCCTGTACTCGCTCGTCCTCCGGTCCCGCAAGCCGGAGGCCAAGGCGTTCAAACGCTGGATCGTGCATGAGGTTATTCCGTCCATCCGCAGGACGGGCGGCTACGGTGCCCCGGCGCTTCCGAACTTCAGGAATCCGGCGGAGGCGGCGCGGGCGTGGGCGGACAAGGAGGAGCAGCGGCTTCTTGAAGAACAGAAGCGTCTCGCGCTGGAGCAGAAGATGGAGGAGGTGAAGCCCAAGGTCGTCTTCGCCGAGTCCATCGAGGTCGCCAAGACCAGCATCCTCGTGGGGGAAATGGCGAAGCTCATCAAGCAAGCCACGGGGTACGACATCGGGCAGAACCGTTTCTTTGAGTGGCTCAGGAGTAGGGGCTACCTGCACAAGGATGGTTCCCAGACCAACATGCCTACCCAGAGAAGCATGGATGCCGGATGGATGGAGATCAAGGAGGGCACCCGCATCGGAAGCAGTGGGGAAAGCCGCATCACCCGCACGCCGAAAATCACGGGCAAGGGGCAAATCTACTTCATCAACCTGTTCAAGAAAATGGTGGAGTCATGATCATCCGCTGCCGCCACCGTATCCCGTCGCCCGAGGCCGTGGGGTTCCTCACGGCGGAAGGGCTCAGGGAAGCCGCCGCGCAATATCCGCATTTGCGGCCCTGCAAGAAGCATAGCTGGAACTGGCTGTATCGGAAGGCCTGCGCGAAGTGTGGAGATAGAATTGAAGTGCCGCTTGAAGGTTCGGCACGCGAACACGAAAAAGGCCCGCTGTGGAGCAACGGGCCAAGAGGGGAAAAGATGATGCAAGTTCATCAAAACGTTGAAAACAGTATGCCCGCAATCGGGTCTGCCGTCAAGGGAAAGGTGTGAGTATGGGCGGCTATTTCAAGGTCTGGCGCAAGATTGAGGACTCGAAGTCGTGGAGCCGGGGCGCACTGTATCGTGGGCTGATGATCACCCTTCTCCAGAAGGCGAACTGGAAGCAAGGATACTTTCACGGGCAGGAAATCCTGCCGGGCCAGCTTGCCTGTTCCGGGGCTTCGCTGGCGAGCGAGCTTGACCTGTCGCGGTATCAGGTGATGCGGATGCTGGCGACGCTTGAAGACGACGGCTTCATCACCCGTCAGACTTTCGGAAAAGTATGCACGCTGATCACTGTCGTGAATTGGCAGTTATACCAGTCTGCTACGGAAGAGGCCGCACAGCAGCCGCACAACGGGCGCACAAGCAGCGCACAGGTTCCGCACACGATAGAAGAAGGGAAGAAAGCAAGAAAAGAAATCCCTCCTGCATCCGCCGATGCAGTGGAGGAAGACGCTTCACCTGCCGGGAAGGGAAAGCAGGAAGAGGCGGCACCCCATGCGGAACCCGAGCAGGTCGTGGTTGCCCCCGAACCCTCCCCATCGTCCGGGCCGACGTACCGGACGGCGGGTAACCGCCAGCTTACAGGCCAAGCCCTGACATGGTTTACCAGCGTGTGGGACGCGTTCGGCTACAAGCGCGGGAAGGCCGAGGCTGCGGACGCTTTTCTGGACATCAAGGGCATGTCCGATTCCCTTGTGTCCGTCATTTGCCGGGCGGCCCAACAGGAAGCGGCGCGCAGGCCCGACCTTGTTGTGCGGGGCAAGACGCCGAAGATGCTGACGGGCTGGCTGGCCGGGCGGCGATGGGAGGACGAGGCGGACGCACCGCCCCCGCTTGTGCCGACTGCGGCCCGTGGCCCCTTGCTCGGGGCTCCCGTCATCGACATGCCGACGCAGGCGCAGCGCGAGGAAGGCTGGAAGGCGGGCTTGTCGTTCATGGAGAAATGGCGGCATGGCGTGAGGCCGGACAATCAGGCCGGACAGTTTGACCGCCAGAAGCCGCTACCTATTCCGGCGAACTTTGGGCGCGTCCTGCAACGGGCGCTGTAGGAGAACGGTTTATGACATGGAGCGTTTCCAACGAATCGGCCCCCGTCCGGCGCGCACCGGCGAAGCGGGTCCGGGCCTGCCCCACGGAATCGCAGGAGCAAAAATCCCTGTTCAAGTGGTGGCGTGTCTATTCCCGGCACGCCCCGCACCTCGTCATGTACCACATCCCCAACGGCGGGCGGCGTGACGCGATCACGGGGGCCCGGCTGAAGGCCGAAGGCGTGGTGGCGGGCGTGCCGGATATTTTTCTTGCCGTACCCCGGCAGGGGTTCCACGGGCTGTACGTCGAGCTGAAGCGGCAGAAGGGCGGCAGTCTGGAAAGCTCCCAGGAGGACATCATCGCAAGGCTCCGTCAGGCCGGGTACCGCGTCGAGGTCTGCATGGGCTGGTGGGAGGCGCGGGAAGTCATCGAAAACTATCTGACCGGGGCATTGCCCCAAGCAAGCGGAGGCAGAGCATGAGGGAACGCGTAGCCGATGTGATCGTCCCTATTACCGGCGGCAGGCTTGATATGCTGGCGAAGGCCACGGCGACGCTGCACAGGGCGGTTGAGGTGCAGGCATACGTCTGGGGCGTGGGCCGGAACCGGATAGCGATATTCGGTCCCCTCCGGCGCACGGTGGGCGGCGTCGGGATGCTGGTGTACAGGCTCAAGCGGCTGAAGGTGGAGAAGGGCATCAATCTGGACGACCGGAAGGCCGAGGGGAAGGACGTTTGGGACTGCCCGGCTCCAGTGGTTGATATGTGATGAACGTGCCGGAATGGATGTATGTGGGGGATATTGTGAACCAGCTTGAAATGGAACTGATCATCGGGAACGGAAGCGCGGCTGCGGGGCACAGGCTCATCGAGGACATTGCCCGGCGTGTATCCGAAGCGCGGCGAAAGCATCCCGTCTTTGCGGAGGGCAAATACCACGCGCTCGGCGTTATCGGCGAGGAGTATCAGGAGGTCGTGCAGGCCGTGGAAAAGGAGACGCCCGACCGCGTGTATCAGGAACTTCTCGACCTGATCACCACGTCCATCCGCGCGGCGAACGGAGAGCATGAGGTGGGGCATGGCCCGGCTGACGTCTGAGCAGTGGGAACAAGCCCGCGCGGAATATGAAGTCCGGGGCGTGTCGCTTGGGGAGGTCGCCAGACGTTTCGGGGTATCACAGCAGGCCGCATCGAAGCGCGCCCGGAAAGAGGGTTGGAAGCAAGGAAAAAGTTGTGGGGTTGTCGAGAAAAAGGTCAGTGCGATTAAGGCGCTATACGAAGTTGAGCAGGAAAGTTGTGACCTGCCCACAACTTTTCGCTCCACGATCGACGATGTGGTGCGCGAACGTCTTGAAGCCGACCATCTCTTTGCCCAATTCGACAAGGCCCTCATACTCAAGGCCCATGCCGTACTCTCCAAGGTCGAACTCCCCGAGGAGTGGGAAACCATGACGCGAGGCCGCCGGAACCTCGCCCCGCAGCAGGAGCGGGGGACCACGGTGAACGTCAGCCAACAGGCCAGCGCGCAGACGGCAGCCGTGGCGACCTCCGTTCCCGCGCCTGATTCCGCGCTGCGGGAGGCCCTGCGCGGCTCATATGAGGCGGATTGATGGGCCTGCTCTCCCGCTGTACGCCGGAACAGCTTGCCGCCATCCGTGACGCCTGCGAACGGGACTTCCTCGCGTTCGTCGCGCTCATGTTCCGGGCGCGAACGGGCATGACCTTTCGGGTCAACCGGCATCACGAGCAAATCGCGGATGCACTCATGTCAGTGTATCGGGGGGACGTGCGAAACCTGCTCATCAACACGCCGCCGGGGAGTTCCAAAACCGAGCTGGCGGTCATTGCGTTCATGGCGTGGTGCTTCGCCCGCGACCCGCATTGCCGTTTTCTGCACCTCTCGTACTCCGACGACCTTGCCTCGCTCAACAGCACGTCAGCCCGTGAGATTCTGGAGACGGAAGCCTTCCAGCAGCTTTGGCCGCTGGCCTTCCGTCGGGACACCAAGTCCAAGAAGCGGTGGAACATTGAGAGCGGGGGGCGGACTGCCGGCGGCGTCTACGCCACGTCCACCGGCGGGCAGGTGACGGGCTTTCGCGCCGGGTTCATGGAGCAGGGCTTTTCCGGCGCCATCATCATCGACGACCCCATCAAGCCGGAGGATGCGTGGAGCCAGTCCAAGCGCGAGACGGCGAACCGGAGGCTGACGAACACCGTCCGGTCGCGCCGGGCTACGGACGACACCCCGGTCATCATGATCATGCAGCGTGTCCATGAGGACGACCCTTCCGCGCTGGCCCTTTCTGGGCGGCTCGGGTTGGACTTTGAGCAACTCGTTATTGAGGCCGTGCCGGGAGAAGGGACGGATAACGCGCGGAGCTATTGGCCGGATAAGGAATCTCTGGAAGGGTTGCTTGCCTTGCGTGATTCGGACCCATACACATTCAGCTCGCAGTACCAACAGCAACCTACGCCGCCCGGCGGGGCAATGATCAAGCTCGATTGGATACATTACTTCGGGGTCAAGCCAGCAGGCATCACGAGTATCGGTATTTTCACTGACACGGCTCAGAAAACAGGCCAGCACAACGACTATACCGTGTTCATCCTAGCGGGGTGCGATGGGCAAAATGTCTATCTCCTCGATCTGGTCCGTGAGCGTCTTGAGGCCCCTGACCTCATCAGCGCGGCGAAGGCCTTCTACGAGCGTCACCGCCCGAACCGCATCACCAACCCCGTGCGCTTCGCCGGGTTCTTTGTCGAGGACAAGGTATCCGGCACGGGGCTTATCCAGACATTGCGCCGGGAGACGGACATCCCGGTTATCCCGATACAGCGGGACCGCGACAAGGTATCCCGTGTCAATGACGTTCTCCCGTACATCCGGGCAGGGCGTCTTTTCGTGCCGGAGGATGCACCGTGGGTGAACGCCTACATCGGGGAGCTGGCGGCGTTCAGCCCGGCCATGACTCATGAGCACGACGATCAGGTCGATCCGACCTGTGACGCCCTTTCCGAACTGCTATCCCCCGGCGGGAATCTCATCACCGGGGCCGACTGGAGCTGACATGCCGTACATCCGTACCCTGCGCGACGCCATGACGCAGGAAACCTTCTTTCTGGAAAACCGTACAGGACGGCAGTTCTCGCGCATCGTTGCCGCGTTGGCATGGCCTCACGGCATAGCGCAGGGATGCGTCATCGTGCTCGGGGAGATACGCGGGCGGCCCGCCGTGCTGAACGTCCACAACCATGTCCATGTGCTCAACGAATATCGCTCCGGCGATGTGGCCGACCTCGTGGACATGGCGGTCAGGCTCTACGAGGACTGGTCGGCGTCGTGCGTCATTACGCCGGGGGACGACAGGCGTGTGGTGTTTCTTGATGCCGCCAACGACGACCTGCGCCGGGAACGCCGCCGGAGGATACGGATCACCGATCCGCAGGTATGGAACGGGAGTGGGGAGCGGGTGCTTCCTTTCTACCTGGGCATCCTTCAGCAGCGGATAGTGGGGGAGAAGACGTTGTTTTTCGGGACGGACTGCACGGCGGCGTCCGAGACGCAGCGGCTTGGGAGCGAGGACGTGGACAGGCGGATGACGGATTACCCCGGAGCCGCGGCGCTTCTGTGGGCCGTGGCCGAGATGGACTTGAACCGGCGGCGCGGGGAAGCGAGGGAACACCTTGGCCCGGCGGACAGGCTCGGGGGGTACTGAGATGGCGGAACGGGAAGTAATGGTCGTCTACGCGCCGATGATTTTGCGGAGCCTTGCGGAGATCAAGGAGGCCTTCGGGGTGGGCGAGAGGCAGATCAAGCTATGGGTGCAGCAGGGTGCACCCATAGCCGTGGAAGGTGAGGGGAGAAAGGTGCGGTACAGCGCGGAGGCGGTTAGGTTGCAGGTGTGGAGGGAGAGAAAGTGTCTAATGTTGGAATAATGGTTTCTTTAAGAAAAGTGACGACAGGATTACCCTTAAGGTTATATTTGTCAGATTACGGTAAATATCCCTTGTTCTTTTTGGAGTTGCCTTACGATTTGGGCTTCTTTTTGAAATCGAGGATTCCCTTTCATATGATCATGAAAGGGTTGTTCCATATGACATATCACACAAAGAATTTTTAAATTGCTTCGCTTATTATCTGTACCTTCTCCATTCACATGATGCATATGAAGATAAGAGCGGTGTTGAGAGCAGTCGACACCACATCCTTGACATTTATAGTGAATAGATTGTTTGTATTTATTAGCGCGTTCAGTGTGATCCGGAGCATATTTTTCTG